CCCCCCTATGCTTTTTGAATTGGCTATACCGGGGGTATATATATTTTTGTTTAAACACTTGCGAACGTTCGTATTTGCGTTTAAACTACCTACATCAACACGCATGGGGATTGATTGCATTTGAGGTAAAGCTCGGCTTCTCAGGTAAGGATATGCCCTGACAGTCCCCAGCCGTGTTGGGATGTCAAGCCAGCAGTCGAGGATGTTGGATGTGTATATTTTTCTGGCTTTCCTATGCACGTATGCACTGACATGTATACAAAACAACCAAATCGAGTCCCGTCTTTAAGTAGTAGAGAGTTTTAAGTGACAAAACGCAGTGAGTTAGTTCTGGACTTTATAAAGGCATACATGAAGATTCATGGGATACCGCCTTCCTACGAAGTAATCGCCAAGGGTCTAGGCTTAAAGGCTAAGTCCAATATCCACAGGATTGTCCACAGGCTACAAGACGATGGGCTTATCCAGATGAAGCCTTATAAGTTCCATTCGATTAGGCTTGTTGATAAGTCAGCCAAAGAGATGGCTGCCCTGTAATGCTCACATCCGCAGAGATTGAAGAGTATCTACAGATAGCTGACGCTGTCTCCGAAAAAGACCGCAAGAAGATACTCCGCCTTTTGGAGGCGGATAGGGACAATAGATGTAAAGATTCCTTTATAGCCTTTGTGGAACACATGTGGCCTGTCTTTATATCGGGCAAACACCACAAGATCATGGCTGATGCCTTCGAGAGAGTCGCCAAGGGTGAACTTAAACGGCTAATCATTAACATGCCTCCCCGCCACACTAAGTCGGAGTTTGCTAGTTATCTGCTTCCGGCGTGGTTTTTGGGTAAGTTCCCGCATAAGAAGATCATCCAGACCGCACATACAGCCGAATTGGCGGTGGGGTTTGGCCGTAAGGTGAGGAACCTAGTCTCCTCCGACGCATATTCAAGGGTCTTCACGACGGTTCTATCGTCTGATTCGAAAGCTGCAGGACGCTGGAATACCGACGTAGGGGGCGACTACTTCGCTATCGGTGTTGGCGGTGCTGTCACGGGTAAGGGTGCGGATCTATTGATCATCGATGACCCGCATTCTGAGCAGGAAGCCAAGCAAGGTAACCCTGCGGTCTATGACAATGTCTATGAGTGGTACACATCTGGCCCTCGTCAGCGTTTACAGCCGGGCGGGGCAATCATTATTGTTATGACACGCTGGTCTAAGCGTGATCTAACGGGGCAAATCCTCAAGAATTCCTCTAAAGACGGCGTAGATAACTGGGAAGTTATAGATTTTCCGGCGATTCTTCCGTCTGGAACGCCTCTATGGCCTGCTTTTTGGAAAAAAGAAGAGCTAGAAGCCCTAAAAGCTGAACTTCCAGTCGCTAAATGGGAGGCTCAATACCAACAAAACCCCACATCTGAAGAAGGTGCGATCATTAAGCGCGATCAGTGGCGTATTTGGGAGCAAGAAGATCCTCCGCCCTGCGAATATTTGATCCAATCTTGGGATACAGCGTTCGAGAAACACAACCGCGCCGACTACTCAGCATGCACTACATGGGGAGTGTTCTATCACACCGACAAAAATGGAAGCTCTAAGCCCAACATCATTGTCTTGGACTCGTTTAAACAACGCATGGAGTTTCCAGAGCTAAAACAAAAAGCAATGGAGTTATGGAAGCAGTGGGAGCCAGATACGCTCATCGTTGAGAAGAAAGCGGCTGGTGCGCCGCTTATTTATGAGCTTAGAAAGATAGGAATTCCGCTGTCGGAGTATACGCCGAGCAAAGGAAACGATAAGATAGCGCGTGTAAACGCGATTTCTGACCTGTTTGCGTCCGGTGTTGTATGGTGTCCAGAGACCCGCTGGGCTGACGAGTTGATTGAAGAATTAGCCTCGTTTCCCAATGGAGATCACGACGACCTTGTTGACTCGGCCTCACAGGCATTGCTGCGTTTCAGGCAAGGTGGATTCATCACAATCGACACAGATGAGGAAGATGAACCGATCTACCGTCACCGCAAAGCGGTCTATTACTGAGGATACATATGGCAAGCAATTTAATGGATAAGGGTCTCTACCAAGCCCCAATGGGAATCGAAGAAGAGGGCGATGCTCTTGAGATCGAGATCGAAAACCCTGATTCAGTCACCCTGAGTGACGGCTCAATGGAGATAACCCTAGAGCCAGACAATGGCATGAGCGATGAGTTCAATGCCAACCTTGCCGAGGACATGAGCGAGGGACAGTTAAATGATCTCTCTGGAGAATTAATCGAGTTGGTCGAGGCCGACATCATGTCCAGAAAAGATTGGGCAGACACCTTCGTCAAAGGACTGGAAGTACTGGGCCTGAAATATGAAGAACGCACTGAACCTTGGAATGGTGCGTGTGGAGTGTTTTCGACAATCCTTACCGAGGCAGCGATCAGATTCCAAGCGGAATCCATCATGGAGACATTCCCCGCCGCCGGGCCAGTCAAGACTGAGATCATCGGCGCTATCGACAAGATGAAGGAAGATGCTGCCGAGCGTGTCAGAGATGATATGAACTACAAGCTCACCGAGGAAATGCCAGAGTACCGCCCAGAGCATGAGCGTCTTCTCTACTCCCTCGGCCTTGCAGGCTCCGCATTCAAGAAGGTTTACTACGACCCCGCCTTGGGCAGACAAGTAGCTATCTTCGTTACCGCAGAAGACCTGATCGTGCCTTACGGGGCATCAAACCTCAATACCGCCGAGCGTGTTACCCATGTAATGCGTAAGACCAAGAATGAGATGCGTAAGCTCCAAGTGTCGGGTTTTTACCGAGACATTGAACTGGGCGAGCCAATCTTCATCCAGACCGACATTGAAAAGCACAAAGCAGATCAACAAGGCTACAAGATCAGCGATGATGACCGCTTCCAAATTCTAGAAATCCACGCCGATTTAGTTATCGAAGGCGACGAAGATTTAGACGAGGATGGAGATCCAACAGGAATCGCACTTCCCTATGTTGTGACCATTGAACGCGGTACAGGAGAAGTCCTAGCAATCCGCCGTAACTGGGATCCAGAAGACAAGAGACAACTCAAGCGCCAGCATTTTGTAGACTACATCTACATCCCCGGCTTTGGCTTCTATGGCATGGGCTTGATCCACATCATCGGTGGATATGCAAGAGCAGGCACTTCCCTAATCCGCCAGTTGGTGGACGCTGGAACTCTGTCAAATCTCCCCGGCGGTCTCAAAGCCCGTGGCATGCGTATCAAAGGGGACGATACCCCAATCCAACCCGGTGAATTCAGGGATGTGGATGTACCGTCTGGTGGTATCAAAGACAACGTAATGACGCTTCCCTATAAGGAGCCAAGCAATGTCTTGTTAACTCTGCTCGACCGAATAACAAATGAGGGACGCAGACTAGGCTCTATCTCGGATATGAACATCTCCGACATGAGTGCTAATGCTCCTGTCGGCACGACGCTGGCGCTGCTCGAACGCACCTTAAAGACAATGGGTGCGGTACAAGCCCGTGTCCATTATTCAATGAAGCAAGAGTTCAAGCTCTTGAAGAACATCATTCGGGACTACACCCCGCAAGAATATGATTACGACCCCCAAGATGGCGACCGTAAGGCTAAACAAAGCGACTACGACATTGTCGAGGTAATCCCAGTCAGCGATCCCAATAGCTCCACGATGGCGCAAAGGATCATGCAATATCAGGCCGTGATTCAGTTGGCTGCACAAGCCCCACAGATCTACGACTTGCCTCAGTTGCACCGCCAAATGATTGAGGTTTTAGGGATTAAAAACGCCGATAAGCTCGTCCCCACAACGGACGATCAAACGCCGCGAGACCCAGTCAGCGAGAACATGGCATTCCTCAATGGAAAACCAACCAAGGCTTTCATCTATCAGGATCACGAAGCCCATATCGCTGCACACAACTCATTCATGCAAGACCCGACAATTGCTGCACAGATCGGCCAAAACCCGCTCGCACAAAAGATCCAGTCTGCTGTGATGGCACACATCGCAGAGCATTTAGCCTTCCAATACCGTCGTCAGGTAGAGGAACAATTGGGAGTGCCGTTGCCAGCGCCGGACTCGGAACTCCCAGAAGACTTGGAAGTCGAATTGTCCCGCCTCGTCGCAGAGGGTTCGGAGCAAGTCTTACAGGCCAACAAAGCCAAAGCCACCCAACAACAGGCTCAACAAGCTGCACAAGATCCCCTTGTACAGATTCAGCAAGCAGAACTCCAAATCAGAGGACAAGAAGCCGCGACCAAAGCGAAAAAGGTCGATGCAGATATCCAAAAAGATATGGCAAACCTGCAACTTCAAACGCAGAAGGCTCAAGACCAGAAAGAGATTGAAATGGCGCGTATCCAAACGCAGGATAAGCAAAACAATCAAAAAATTCAGGTAGACCTGTTCAAGAAAGGTGTAAATGGAAGAAACCAAGGTTCTTAATCATCTAATCTCCGAGTTAAAGGAAAGGGAGCAATCCCTTCTCCAAAGTCTTGGTGACGGCGCAGCCACGGACTACGCCGCCTATCGAGAGGTTTGCGGCAACATCCGGGGTCTGTTGTTCGCACAAAGCCTAATCCTTGACCTTGCGCGTAAATTGGAGAAATTTGAGAATGAGTGAATTTAATATGCCAGAGCTAAACATAGCTCAAACGCTGGATCCGCAAGGGCCAGTGTCTACTCTCCCGGTAACGGCAGAGGAGAAAGCACGGCAAGTACCAGAACCCGCGACATACCATCTTCTGTGCGTCTTACCAGAAATAGATGATGAGTACGAAAGCGGTTTGGTAAAAGCCAGCCAGACTGTCCACTACGAAGAGGTGCTATCGCCAGTCCTTTTTGTCGTCAAAGTTGGGCCGGATGCTTACAAAGACGAGAAACGTTTCCCGTCTGGGCCTTCATGCAAAGTCGGCGATTTCATCCTTGTCCGCCCCAACACTGGAACGCGGATCAAGATTCATGGCAAGGAATTTAGGATCATTAATGATGACAGCGTCGAAGGTGTCGTCCAAGATCCTAGAGGTATTACCCGTGCGTAAAGGAGTAACACATGGCCGAAATTGAAAAAACCGAGTTTGAGTTTCCAGACGAAAAACAGGAAGCTGAAAAGAAGGTAAGTCAGGAATCTGATGAACCCGAAATAGAAATTGTTGACGATACCCCAGAGGAAGACCGTGGCCGCGAGCCAATGAAAACCCCTCCGGAAGAGCCAACAGACGAGGAATTAGCTTCCTACAAACCCAAAGATCGCAACCGCATTCGCGAATTCCACCGTGGCTACCACGATGAAAGACGCGCCAAGGAAGCAGCGCTGCGGGAGAAAGAAGAAGCCCTAAAACTCGCACAAGCCGTTTGGGAAGAAAACAACAAACTAAAAGGCACTGTCAACGAGAGCCAATCTGCTCTCTTAGAACAAGCCAAGAAGTCGATTGATTTAGAACTCCAAGAGGCTAAGAAGAAGTACAAGGAAGCATTTGAATCCGGAGACTCCGACGCAATGGTCGATGCTCAGGAGATGATGACTTCAACGAAACTAAAGGCTGAACGTGTAAATAATTTTAAACCGAAGCCTTTACAAGAGTCTGAAAATCAGCTACAACCCAGTTTAAACGCGAAACCTGAAGTTGTAGATCACAAAGCCGAGAATTGGAAACGTGCTAATCCTTGGTGGGGTCAGGATCGTGAGATGACCGGATTCGCTCTTGCTTTGCATGAGAAGCTGGTTATCGAGGATGGCGTTAGCCCTCAAAGCGACGAATACTACCAACGCATAGACGGTAGGTTGCGCCAAGTGTTTCCGGAGAAGTTTGCTTCCGAGAAACCCGTTGAAGCGGAATCTCAACGCCCTAAAGCAAATGTTGTTGCTTCTGCGACACGCAGCGTTGCGGCCAAAAAAATCACGCTGTCACCATCAGAAGTAAATATCGCCAAGCGGCTTGGGCTTCCTTTGGAACTCTATGCTCGTAAGGTTGCGGAATTAAGGAGAAATCAATGACAAATCAGAAACGTGAATCAAGAGAGTTAGAGAGTCGTGCAGAATTTGAGCGTCCAAAACGTTGGATGCCACCTTCATTATTGCCCGATCCAGAACCAGAAGCAGGTTATGCCTTCCGCTGGATTCGTCTCAGCACTCTAAACAACCCTGATCCAGTCAATATTTCGACAAAACTTCGCGAGGGTTGGGAACCTGTAAAGGCTTCCGAACAACCAAGATTGCGTTTGTTAAGCAACCCTAGCGGTCGCTTTCCAGATGGGATTGAAGTTGGCGGTCTGCTTCTTTGCAAAACCCCGGTTGAGTTCACCCAACAACGTGACGAGTATTACCAACATCAGGCCAATACTCAGATGGAGTCGGTTGATAACAACTACATGCGCCAAAGTGATCCTCGGATGCCTGTGTTCAAAGAACGTAGCTCTAAGGTAACTTTGGGAACAAGTATTTAAAACTTTTTAGGAGCTAAACATGGCTTACCCCACTGTCTCGGCACCATACGGCCTAAAGCCTATCAATCGTATTGATGGATTGCCTTACGCTGGTGCATTTCGGCAGATTCCCGTTGCAGCCTCTTTTGGCACTGCTATCTTCTTTGGAGATACGGTTCAAATCGACAGCACAGGTTATCTGATTCTTTCAACCTCTACCAACGCTGGCACTATTGTCGGTGTCTGTGTGGGCGGTCAATATGTAAACTCTAGCGGTCAAACCGTTCAGGGCCAATATATTCCCGCATCTATCAGCACATCTAGCAATTTAGCCTATGCGTATGTTGTGGATGATCCCAACGCACTTTTCAAAGTTGCTGTGGTTTCCTCTGGAACAACCATGAGTTCTGCTGGCCGTACTTCGGTTGGTTCAAACGTGGCATTGGTTCTCAACGCTGGTAGCACTACCACTGGTGATTCGGCCTATGCTGTAACTTTAACGGGTGCTGGAACCACTTCCACTATCCCAATTCGTGTGATCGATGTTGTGCCTGAGACCGCTACTGCGGCTGACACTTACACCGAGCTGTTGGTGAAAATCAACGCACACCAGTACAACAACACCACTGGTGTATAAGGAGTAAGAAATGGCAATTTCACGCGCACAACTACTCAAAGAACTGCTCCCCGGACTTAACGCATTGTTCGGCCTTGAGTACGCCAAATATGGCGAAGAGCATAAAGAAATCTACGAAACAGAGACATCTGAGCGTAGTTTCGAAGAGGAAACAAAACTGTCTGGCTTCTCAGCAGCACCAGTCAAAAACGAAGGC